GAAGCTTGCAAAGCGTATCGAGCAACTTTTTAAAGATAGATGCGCTGAGTTCAAACAAGAATATAAGTTAAATTTCGGTGTATATTATACACCAGCTGAGAATCTTTGTTATACAGCTATGAATAGATTTAAAGAAGACTTTGGAGAAATTCCAAATGTAAGTGATAGAGATTACTTTACAAACTCAATGCATGTACCAGTTTGGAAAGAGATTTCTCCATTTGATAAAATAGATATTGAATCTGAATTAACAGGATATTCAAGTGCAGGTTGTATTACTTATGTTGAATTAGAAGGCGCGGTGCTGAAAAATCTCGACGCCCTTGAACAAATTGTAACCTATGCAATGGATAAAGATATACCTTATTTTGCTGTTAATGTTCCAAATGACACTTGTTTAGAGTGTGGTTGGACTGGTGAAATTGAAAACGAGTGTCCAGAGTGTGGTTCAACAAACATTCAAAGACTTCGTAGAGTAACAGGTTATTTAACCGGTGACTATAAAACAGCTTTTAATAAAGGTAAACAACAAGAAGTAGAACAAAGATTTAAACACAGTAAAAAATTAAAGTTATGATTAGCGGAATTTATAAAATTACAAACAAATTAAATAACAAAGCTTATATTGGTCAATCTATTGATATCGAAAGACGTTTTGAAGAACACAAAAGAGACAAAGACAATTGTCGAATACATCTGGCGATTCAAAAATATGGTGTTGATAATTGTGTTTTTGAAATTATTGAAGAATGCCCGCCAAATGAATTAGACGAACGTGAAAAATTTTGGATTGCATATTATAAAACCTTTGGACATGGATATAATGCTACAGAAGGCGGTAACCAAAATATTCTACCTGCTATACAAGCATGCCAAAAACGAGTATATCAATATAATTTTGATTTGCAATTAATAAATGTTTATGAAGGTGTTCGAGAAGCTAGCAGACAAACTAATATAAGTGCGAGTTCCATAGGAGAATGTTGTAGACATTTATTATCACATGCTCACAATTATATCTTTTGTTATGAAGGAGATATACCCACAAGCAAACCAAAAATACATAGAAAAGCAGTAATTCAATATGATTTACAAGATAATGAATTACAACGATTTAATTCTATAAAAGAAGCTAGTATTCAAACCCAAACTGACAAAAGTTCCATTTCTGCAGTATGTAAAGGAAAAAAAAACTGCTAATGGATATAAATGGAGGTACATAGATGAGTAGATATGCTTTTATTGAACCTAATGATATAGTAAATGGAGAAGGGGTTTGTACTAGTTTCTGGGTTCAGGGATGCCCACATCATTGTCCAGGCTGCTTCAATGAAGAAACCTGGGATTTTCGTGGAGGTCAAGAGTATATGGAAAATACAAAATGGGATATTATTAAAGCTATTGGTGCTAATGGAATTCAAAGAAACTTCTCTGTACTTGGCGGCGAGCCACTGGCTCCGCAGAATCAGCAAATGACAGCGGAGGTTGTTGACGCCGTGCGCCATGCTTATCCTAAAATCAAAATTTTCCTTTGGACTGGCTACGAATTTGATAATTTGGTTTTAAACTTAACTGAAGAATTAAAATCAATTCTAACTAATATTGATGTATTAATTGACGGGCCTTTTATTGAAGCAGAAAAAGATTTGTCTTTAAGGCTGAGAGGAAGTGCAAATCAACATATACATCAAAAAGTTAACAATGCTTGGGAGTTAATTGAATAATGGAACATATTACAGTTAAGAGGGAAACTTTAGACAAGGTTTATAAAGCAGTAAAGAAACATAATATGAAAGAAATTACTTTTGAATTTCTTGTAGGTAGTTGTTTCCCAGAAATAATGAATAATATAAAAGAAGAAATGCGCCGACAGTATACATTAGGATATACAGAAGGTTTAAAAGAAAAGACCGAGTAATCTCGGTCTTTTTAAAATTTGAAAAAAAATTTTTTTTATGATATAATATATATAGTAAGAAATATGAAAGGAGTTACTATATGGATTTTAAAAACACTGAAGTTTATGGATTTGATGGTGCAATAAGAGGTATGCGCAATCCCTTAGAATCATGGGATAAATCGGATAGCTTTTTTGGTTTAGTTGACCTCAGATATCCTCAGGACGCCAGAGAAGAAGTTACTGATATTTGGGTTGAACAGGAGATTCAAAAAAGAAATCTCAATTATGAGCCATATGATAGAGAATGGGAAGAGCTTTGGGAAAAATATGATTTATGGCTTTGGGACAACGGGGCGCTACAGTGGGATAATGATATCGCTGTAACTGCAGCGCTCGGACCAAAAGATTTAGCACTTGCGCAAAAACTTGTACTTGCAGGTCCTGAACATTGTAAATTCATGAGACAAATTTTTGTATCAGTTGATATCACTGCACCAATTTACTGGTGGAAAGAATTTGATACTTATAAGGTTGGTACAACTGCAAATTCAACAAGTACAATGCATAAGCTTACATCCAAACCAATTACAAAAGATTGCTTTGAATTTGATAATGGAGATGAATTAGAAATTACAAACTACACAATACCTCATGGTGGAGAATGTGGAGTAGTTTATTCTGATTATCAAGAAGATATAATTGATATGTGTGAAACTTTACGTCAAAAATACCTTGAAACAAAGGATAAACGCTATTGGCGCGCACTTGTACAGATACTACCGCAGAGTTGGCTTCAAACTCGTACAATCACGATGTCTTATTCAAATTTACGTAATATGTATTTTCAAAGACGAGGACATAAACTTATAGAATGGTTACAATTTTGTAGTTGGATTACGAAACTTCCATATGGTGAAGAACTTATAATGCTGGAGGAAAAAGGAGAATGAGATTAATTAAACAAACAGAAGAATATGTAGTAGATACTGAGCAGGCAGCAATTGACCTTATTGAGAATTTTAGAAAAGATGCAGAAACAAAAGGATATGTGCTTGGCGCAAGTGGATATACATATAAAACCAAGAAAGCCAAAGGTGAGATTATTGGTGAAGTATGGGTTTGCAAAATCGTAAAAGTGCTTGGAGGTGTATGGGATGACTTCGAATGATACAGAAAAAACGAACATGTATGTCATAGAAGGCGCGCCAGTAGATGATGCGCAAACAACACCTGTAGATGATGCACAGACATCAACGACCCCGGCGCTGAATACGGACGACTTCAACGAAGAAGAGCTTCAGAAGCTTTATGAAGAAAACAAAGAAGCGATTGACCTCATGGGTGGTCTTGATATGTTTGAATCTTTAATGGCTTTATCAGATGAAGATTTTGAACAGCTTAAGCCTTCTTTCCTTCAACTTTTTAAAGAAACAATAGATGAAAAAGAAGCAAAGCAAGAAATTCTTGCGATGATTGTAGGAGAAAATTATACGCCTGCGCGCCTTGAGCTTGATTACACAACTGCAATTGAAGCTTTAAATACAATTGATTTCCTTAGCCAATCAAAAATAGATTTTCTTAAAGAAGTAGTTACACTTTCAATTAATAAAATTCGCGAGTATATGGGAATTGCTGAATCAGTAATCACAATCCCCTGCGAACTGGGTGAAGGAGTCACAATACCTTCTTACGCCCATGAAACTGATGCGGGCATGGATATATATAGTCCAAGCGAATATACTATCGGACCTGGTGAAACAGTCATTATACCAACTGGAATTAAAGTGGCAATACCAGAAGGTTATGCAATCCTTATCCAACCTAGAAGTGGACAGTCAGTTAAAACTAAATTACGTGTGGCGAACACCCCTGGACTTATCGACTCGGGTTATCGTGATGAAATCGGAGTAATTGTTGAAAATATCGAGCCGCCTTTTAAGGATATAGATTATGAATTTGATGATAATGGAGAAATCCATATTAAATCAATTCTTCACGGAGAGGCTTATACAATTGCTGAAGGACAGCGATTTGCTCAAATGCGACTTGTTAAAGTACCAAAGGCAAATTTTGTTGAAGTATCTTCAGTTAATGAAATAGGAGAAGACCGGAACGGAGGCTTTGGAAGTACTGGTCTTGAATAGTTAAATGGCAAAGATTAAAACAGAAGATGTAAGAAAGGCGGCGATAGACCATAAATGGGAATTGGTATCCGAAGAATATAAGAATTTAGATACAGAGTTAGAGTTTATTTGCAATGAAGGGCATAGAGTGTTTGCTCCTTATAAAAAGATAAGGGATAAATGGATATGTCCGATTTGCGAACAAAATCAATATAATAATTTTGAAGAAAAAATAATTCCAAAGAAAAAAGGAATACAACGTACAATAGGACTTGACCAAGCTACGCATCTCACAGGCTATTCAATTTTTGACGGAGATGAACTTGTCTATGCCGGTATTTTTCGAGCCGGCGCTGAAGACGAAATTGAACGAGATTTAGAGATTCGTAATTGGTTATTACAACTTATATATAGTTGGAAACCAGATATAATAGGTTTAGAAGGAATTCAACTTCAACAATTTAATAATAAAATGATTGGAGTTACAACCTATCAAACACTCGCGCGCCTTCAAGGTATACTTATGGCTACATGTTATGAGCAGAAGGTTGATTATGTTGTATGCGCGCCGGCGACGTGGCGTTCTCATTGTGATGTGAAAGGACGCTCTCGCGCTGATAAAAAACGCTCAATGCAAACGAGAGTAAAAGAGTGGTTTGATATAACGGTTTCTGACGATGTAGCCGATGCAATTGGAATCGGCAAATACGTTAGTGAAACACATAAAAAACAAGTTGAAATGTTCAACTGGGAGTAAATGGAGGAATTTAAATGGTTACTATTACAATGGACCAACTTATTAATTTTAGGGATAATGGTGGATTTTTTGCTGATGCACATCTACCATTAAAGGGAGCTTATAAGCTGAATAAAATTAGAAAGGCTGTAGAAAAAGAAAGTGAGTTTTATTCTGAGAAGTTCCAAGAGATTGTTAATACTTATGCAAAGATGGATGAGAATGGACAGATTGTTTTCTCTGATGATGGAACGCAGATTATGATTAAAGATGGTATGGTTGAAGAGTGCAACAAGGCGCTCGAAGACCTTCAGAGTCTTGAGGTCGAGATTGATAACTGTGATTTAACAATTGACGACCTTGGTGAAGACCTTGAATGTACGCCAGACCAGCTTGAAGCTTTAATGCCTTTCATGAATTAGGAAATAAAAAAAGAGACTCAATTAAGAGTCTCTTTTTTATTATCTAAAATTACGCACTTGAGTTACGTTTCTGTAGCCTGAGTCTTGTACAATTTTCTTTTTAACTCTTTCAACAACTTTATCTACGTCATAATCATTATTGAGATGGTCTACATTGATATTGATTTCATAGGTTGCATTACCATATGTATTTTCAATTTGACCTGTAGAACCAAGTGCTTTTGAAAGTACGTCTTTGAGAGCTACAAAGTTCTTTGTATCTTGTGCGTTAAGTACAAGTTCTGGTTTTGAAGGAGTTCCATCGAGCCAAGCTGGTCCAGTGTAGTCAGCTATACCACCGGTTGCATATCCTTTAACACCATTAGCTTTTAATACCTGTGCATATTCACGTCCATATATCTTACTTTTAGCCTTTTTCTTGAATTTATCTAGTTTCTTTTTACTATATTTTTCTAATTCAGGCTTAGATTTTGAAGTAGTGGTCCATTTATAAACTCCCTTTTTACCACTATTGTAATAAATAGTACCATCACTGCCAATACTACCAACAATACCATTTGATAATTTATAAGTTTTTCCACTTATACCAGCTTGTTTAATTAAGCTTTTCATGTTTTTGTTAATTGCAGTACCAGGTTTTTGATGTTGAATAGCATATATTAAAGCCTCTTTAGCTTCTTTAGGATATTGCTTCATTAAATCAACAGTTAGTTTTGAAATTGGATAAGCAGTTGCTTTTCCTGATGCTTTACCAGTTTTAGTATCCCAATTTTGTACATATAATGTTGAACCTTTATTAGAAGCTATTTTCTTACCAGAAGTACTAATTACACCAGTTTGTGTACCGCCTTTTTTACTGCCATTAATATCCATTTTAGCAGTTACACCAGCCATATCTGATTGGGTAACTTGCTTATCTTTAATATTTTTATTAATTACCTTTTGTATACTTGCGGCACTCATTTTAAGACCTTGCTGTAAATTTTTACCGGTAATTGCATTAGTCTCTAACATAGCTGAAGAACCATAAGCTTTAGCAACAGCATTTTTGCCAAGTCCAGCTTTTACAGCCTGTGCAGCTGTCTTATTCGCTTTTTGAAAATCAGCCGCTGTAAAACCAGCCTTAACCATAGCTTTATCAGTTCCCTTGGTTGCTTGTTGAACAGTATTTAAATCATAACCACGTTTTCTTAATTGTTCAGGAGTAATTTTACCTTCTTTTACTAATGTTTTCGCGTCAATTCCAGCTTTATCGAAACTTGATTTTGAGTAGCCAGCATTAAAAATATCTTTAAGAGAATAAATTCCTCTTAAATCACTTATTGATGCCCCAGTTTGTAAAGCTTGACTTGCTAAACCTCCAAGAGTTTTAAATTGCGCCCAATTCATATTGTCATTAGCATTAATAACCTCATCAGCTAATGTATTTAAAGTATTTTCAATACCACTAAGTTTATTAACAGCATCTTTATTCAACTCCTTAACTTCGGTACTATATCCATTATATTTCATCCAGGCTTCATCAAATTCTTGTTCGGTCTGTTTTTGCTCATTCACGGCCATCTCATCATAGCCTTTATTAGCTAACCAAGCACCACGAATTTTATCATAATTCTCTGTTGGATGTTGTAACCACTCTTTTACTTGAGCCAAGTTTGTACCGGTTTGTTTAGCAATATCTTTATTAGCAGTTAATAAATCAATTTGTAATTGTCTTTGTCTTTCGGCTTTATCTCCCTGGTCTTGTAATTTTTCAATTAATTGGTCTTCTAAAGAACGCTGATAATCACGTTGAGAATCACTAATTTCTTTTTGTAGTTGAGCAATTTCTGCCGCATGGCCGCCAGAAGTGTCAGCTTGTAACATAGCTAGACGTTGTCTTTTTTGAGAAATATCTGATTCTGTTTTAGCATTATCCTCCGCCTTACGACGGTCATCTAAGTCTTTTTTAACTTGGTCTAATAAATCTTTTAAAGCTTTACTTAAACTAGAATTTAACTTATCTAACTTATTGATTTGTTGTTCAGTCTGTTCTTCTAATCCAGAGACTAGTTCATTTTCAAAATCTGCAATATATGACTGGTAATCCTCTATTTTACTATAAATTGCTGTTACCGCACCAAGAGCATCATTAGATGCGTTAAGCGCTGCCTCGCGTTTTGAATCTATATCTTCGATAACTTTTTTAATACGCTCAATAGAGTCTTGATTATAGCCTCGATTTTCAAGTTTTTTAACTACAGAATCATTAAAGGTACCACCCTGTTTAATAAATTGTAATGCCCATGTGGCAGCCTTTAAGTCAGCCTGAGCTTCAGCAGAATCTTTCTGCTTATTATATCTATTAAAGTAAGTTTCAAGATTTAATGAATTTAAATAATCTTCTTTAGTTGCATTAACATTAGCTTTATTGGTCTCAACCTGTTCAAACATTAACCCCTTTTGTTCATTAAGTACCTGTAATAAAGCCTCATTATCGGTTTCTCTATTAAAGTTAACTCCAGCTAAGGCTTTAGCAGATAATAACTCTTCTCTACCACTTTGATAAGACATTTGATTGTTTAAATCGCTCAATCTTTGACTTAATAAATAAATCTTATTTAAACTATTTTCCCATTGATAGAAAGTTGTATAAATATCATCTGCAATTTTATCTAAAGCTTCTTGAGCATCTCTAATTTTATCCGCAGCAGTATTACGTTTTGACAACTTATCATTAAGCTTTTGTTCAGCTGCGTCTTTAATAGCTTGTCCCTTATTCTTATTTTTCTTAGCAACTCTTGTTATGGCGTTTTGGTCAATATAGTATGTATCAAGAGCGCTATTGTATTTGATATAATCACCGAGATTAACGGTTTCTTTCTTAGTATCTTTCTTTTTCCTACCTTTTTTATTAACTTTAGTTATTTCGTAAGAAATAGAAGTTGCTCCTTTCTTATCTAGACTTTTTAATTCGCTATTAGCTTTGTTTAATTCTTTTTGATATACTTTTTTATTAGCTTGTAAACTTTGTTTATAGTTTTTGGCTATATTTTGAACTGAAGTTGCAGATTTTCCAAAAGTTTTTAAAGCCTTCTCAAATGTTTTTTGATTCTTATCAACTTTACGTTGGGTAGCTTCAGCAACACGAGCGATATTTTCCCACCAGACAGAAACCTTTCCACCCTTTTCAAGGATTTTTTCGATAGCTTTATCTGTGGAAGATTTAGGGGATTTTTTCTTTGAACTATCTTTTCCTTTGCTACCACTACCTCCACCGCCTTTTGTTTGACGACCCGGAACTATCCAACCAGAAGCTTTAACTGTATTATTCTTATCCTTATTACCATGAGAACCAGCAGGAATAGCTTTTTGTTTCATGATTTTTTTAGATTGTTCATGAGTCCAAACAACTGCATTAGAAGGTAAATTAAGCATCTGAGGTCCGTTGGCGCCCAGAATCATGGAACGATTTTCATCTGGTATCCAAGCTATTTCATATCCTTTTTCGCCCGTAAGAGTAAGTCCGCCCTTATTTTGTGGTCCAACCTGTCCATAGCGTGATTTAGTACCTTTAGCTAATGAGCCAAATGAAGGTAGGGCAGGATAATTGCGGTGATTATTCATTCCAGAGGCGGCAGCAGTTACACTAACAGTTTTACCTTCAATAGTAATAGAACTAATACCCGTCTTTTTAACGTGAGCTTCTATATCTACTGTTGCACTCTTTCTATTAGTTTTAGCAATAAAACTGTTTACTGTACTAGTAGCAGAACTAGTATTTGCTCCTACTTTTATATCTGCTTTTGTCTTTTTAATAGCAGAAGTGGCGTTATCTATAGAACCAGTATCAACTTTACCTGTTTTAACTCCTATAGTTTGAGTTCCCGAGCTTTTTAATAAAGACTCTGCTGCTTTAGCCGCTTTAGTTAATTTGTCTGTACCAGGAGCTGATACTTTAAAAGTTGCTCCTTGGTCAATAGTGCTTTTTGCATCTTCTGCTTTAGCTTTTGCCTCATCAAGTTTATCTGAACCAGTAACTTCAATACCCATACTTGATTGAACTTTTTGTACAGCAGATTGTGCAGCGCCAACTACAACATTTGTACCTTTATTAATAATAGAGGTAGTTTTACCACTACTACCTTCTGGAATATTGGTTTTAGTTAAAGCATCCCATCCTTTTTTAAGAGCTTCTCCCAATTTTTTAGCCGAATCAGTAATTTTAGTAGCAAATGTGGATTCCTGGTTAGGTATTGAATCCCCTGCTTGAGTTAAAGATTCCCAACCTTCTTTAATAAAATTGCCTAATTTAATTGCACCCTCTTTTAATTTTTCATTACCTTCAGATGCTCCTCCAGCATAAGCAGCAAAAATTGAAGGGTCAATAGAAGATTGTTGTTCTTGTTCTTCGGCCCCGTCTGAAGTGCTTTGGATTAATTTATCTATAACGGCACCGCCAAGACGTTTAAGAGGACTAAAATCAATCATTTTTAATCGACTATTACTTTCAGTATCCATATTGGCTGTCTCTTTTTGCCAACCATCTGTAACTGCAGTAGTCAATTTCGAAGCAAGGCCGCTAGCTATGGTAGGTCCTTTTTCTTTAACTTCTTGTTCTATTTTTTCTTGAGCCTGAGCTTCTAAAGATTTTGTAGGACCCGCTACATTTTTAGCATCTTGTTCTTCATGATAACCAGCTGAGGTAGCATTTTCTGGACGATATCCATTTTGTTCTACATAATTATCTCCATTGCTTCTATAAGTTTCTAAAGATTGGTAGGTACGCTGTGCTTCAGTTAAAGCGTCTGCATATTCTTGAGCTTTTGCAGACCCTTCTCCATATTTATCTACCGCTTCTCTATAGCCATCACCTAAAGCCTGTATGGTTGGCTCTAATTCACTCATTGTACGGGTAATAGCATCTCTAGTTTCTAAGTATTCTTTTTCAGATAATTTTTCGCCTTTTTCATTTTGACCCAAGCCAAATTTTTGAAATTGTGTATCATATTCTCCAGATTTACCATATACCGCATCATGTATATTATGTATTGATTCAAAATCGCTACCTGTGGCTTCACCGCTACTAATACGTTCTTGCATTGCTTTACCTGCAAGAATGCTAACGTAACTTTCAATTTGTTTTAAAGTCGCATTACCTTCAGCTAATTGAGGATTTTCTAACTTATCAGAAGTCTCTTTCCATTGCTCATTAAATTTATCTTCATTAAAATTTTCTCCTTCCAACTCTCTTGCATAAGCTTCTAAATCTTCTTTCGCATAAGTGCCTTTTTCTCCTAAAATTTTCATTAAATCAGTTTGGTTTTGTATACCCAAATCCTTTAATGAAGCTTTTAATTCTTTTTGAGCATCTTTGTCTTTAGATAGCGTTTCTGAAGATGGAAGAGTTACTATTCCTTCTTTGTTCCATTTTGTAATTTGTTCAGCAATCTTATCATCATTCCAATCTGGATGTGCATTTCGAATTTCAGAGGTAACATCTGATTCACTCATATAATAATTGCCACTATTACCTTGTGCAGCTCTTTCGTCTTGTGCCAAAGCTGCTTTCATTTGTTTTATGTTAGAGAAATCTAAGTGCGCCCATTGCTGCGCCTTTGATAACAATGCTGCGAACGCATCATCACTTAAATGTAATGCTTCAGCGAATTTCGTAAAAGCTTCTTCTGGTACTTCACTAAACATACCAGTAGTTTCATCCCAAACAACACCACTTTTTTCTAAATCTTTTCGAGTTTCTTCTGAGAGATTTTGAATACGATTATAAAATGCTGTATATCCTTCTTCTCCTTCAGCGAACATAGCTTGGTTTTCTTTCAACCATTTTTGTACGCTGCTTTTACCTTTATTTAAAGTTTTTTCATCTAATACTTCTCGTGCCCCTGTCCAAAAAGTATTATCTCCATAACCACTTGTATGCTTATCATCTAAACTTTCTTCAAAAATCTTGGACATACCATCAGAAGCAGTAGAAAAATCATTATCCTTAGTAGCTTCTGAAAATCTATTATATGCATCTTTGGCATCTTTTAAATCATCAGAAAGGGTGTTAATGGCTTCACTAAAAGATATAACAGGTTCTGTTGCTGATTGTCTAATATTATTAGCTCCATCCAACAACATGTTATAAAAATCTGTGGTGATACGACCTGCAGCCAATTCTTCAGAAGCAAATTTTTCTATTGAATTAGCGCTATCTTCTAAAGCATTTTTATAATTAGTAAAAGCATTTTGGTCATCTATATTTTCTAAATATTCTTCTTCTGCTTTATGTACCTTATCTAACTCTTCTCTATATTTACTTCCTTCACCAGTGATATTTTGAAATTCTTTAGCAAAAGTAGTTGCTTTTTCTTTTACTTTATCATAATCTCCAGTTAATGCTGTTTCTATAGCAATATTTTCTAACCCGTTATTAAAAGCTGTAGTAAATTCTGACCCTAATTCTAAACCTTTAGCATCTAACCCTTCTAAACTTAAATATTGTTGAATTTGGTCTTGTAAAGGAGTTAACTCTGATTCAAAATCTGAAAAATCAGCATGCATTCCGCTAAAAGCTTTTTCAAGACCAGCTTTTGCGGCTTCTGACATATGAGGAGTTTCTGACTCTATAACTCCAATAATATCATTATAATGGTCACTAATCCATTTTAAATCTTGAGTGTTTAAGTTAGAAAAGTTTAATTCTCGTCCTAAAGATTCTTGTATTATTCGAGAAATTTCTGTAGCCTTTATTTTAGTACCACCTATTCCTGCTAATAAAGATGCCTGCTGTTTACCGAAATTTGTTTCTCCGCTAGCCTTTGTAGCCCTTACTTCTTCATAAATATCACTAGCTCGTATACCTTTAACAACATCTTTAATTGAACTAGTAGAAGTATATGTTTTAATGGCCTCTTCTCTAAGTTTTTGTTGTTTGTCTATTAAATCATCTATTGCTTCTCCGGTGGCTACTATTGCATTGCCTTGAGCATCATAACCTCTAATTAGTTCTGGAGCAATATCTGCAACTTGTCGAGACAAAGTAATATATTCACGATATTCATCATTTGTTAAACCAATATTACGACCTTGATTATCTATTCCTTTAGATAATTCATTTAAGCGTCCTTGATTTTCTGCTAAAGCAGACTCTTTTTTATTAATTTCTTCTATAGCAGATGAATAACTTTCTGAAACTTGTTTAGCTGCATCTTGAGCCTCTTGTTTCATTTTTTTAGAAATAGCCATTATTCCAGCCAAAGCTATTCCCGCTCCTGCGGCAATGCCTGCGCCAGTTAATACTCCTCCTATACCAGCACTAGAAATTTCTGCCTTAAGTGCGGCCATCACGCTACCAGCATCTTTTACTTTTTTAATAAATGAAGGTAAAAAACTACCAACAGATGCAATAGTCATACCCACACTTGAAATAGTAGTTCCCAAAGTAGTAAAAGCTAATCCGACTCCATCTAATCCTAGATTAGATAAAATCATACCAAAAGTTGTAAATGCTTGACCAGCGGTGCTAACTGCTGACCCCAAGCCACTTAAACTTTGTTGCATTTTATCAGTTTTGTTGACTGCGGCTCCCATAGCAGAACTAACTGCACCATTTTTTAACCACTCGTCAGCATATTCTTTCATAACGCTGCCACGAGTTAACCGGCGCTCTTTTTCAGTTATAGGTTTCCAATCTGTTTCTTGAGCTCGCGCGAATTGTAAACGTTTCTCTACTTCTTCTGCAATACTACTTTCTTGAGAACTCAGGTGCTGTTTTAAAGCTTCTCCTACTTTTAAAGACATTTGTTTACCTGTCTCACCACCAACCTCTTTAGCTAGTTGTAAAGGTGGTAAAATCTTTTCAAATGTCGACGCAGGAATCTGGCCTTGTTGCATTCCTCGAAGAATTTGCTCTTTAATTTTTATTCCAGCTTGATACCCTTGTTTATCAAAATTAAATTGTTTTAAATAGTTATCATATCCTCGACTAATACGTGACAACATACCAGGACTATTATTTAAAATTAATCCTTGTTGAGCAGTACTAACTTTAGATAACTGAGCCGTAGCTTCTTTAATAGAAAAGCCTTCTTGCTTATTAAATAGCTGTCTAAATTGATTTTGTGCATTAGTAAAATCTTTATATCCCGCTATTTGTTGAGTGGCTGAATTATTCTCAACACCAGAAGCATCGCGAGTAATTAATTGTTGAGTTTGTGTACGTAAAGCCTCTACAATAGGCTGATAAATAGCCTTGGCTTGTGCTGCATCACGGCCTTGTCTTAAGCCAGAAGCTCCACTAAAAAACCCCTTACTAAAAGAAGAAGTTGGGTCAACAAGTCCTCCTAATCCACCAATTAATGAATTAACAATTTTACCACCTGTTTTTAAACCAGTAAATGCCATAAATAATGATAAAATAGATTTTACTGGTCCTATTCCAAAACTTAAAGTATCAATTAATTTGTTTACTCCAGTTAATAAGGTGGTAATGCCATCAACAGCAAACTTTATCATACCATTATCGGCAATTCCCATTGTAAAAGCTTGCCATGCGTTATGCAACTTATTTAATTTAGATTCTAATGAATCCATTGTTTTTCCGAACTGTTCTTCGGATGCTCCGGCACTATTATTAGCAGCCTCCATTAATTGCATAGTACGGTCATAGTTACTAACCATAGCTATAAAACGAGATTGCTGTCTAGAACCGGCCGCGGTTGTTGCAATATATCTTTGCTGACTTTGAGATAAGGTGTCCCATTTAGCAGAAATATCAAGCATAACTTGGTCCCACTCTCTAAATTGACCATTAGTATCTATCAAATTTACGCCAATAGATTTTAAAGCGGTATCTATTTTATTAAAGTCTACTTCTTCACCATCCACTTCTGAAATTTCAAGAGGATTCTTTTTCATTTCTTGGAAACGCGCAATGATAGTCTTCATAGCGGTACCAATATTTTCTGCAGGCTCTCTTGTAGTTTCAATAGCTTGTGCTAAGAACGCGGTGGCTCCCTCAAAACTTGCTCCTGCAGAATGGGCAATTGAAGCAGTACGTTGCATCGCTGTACCAAGTTCTTCTGTATCAGAAGCAGTAATAGCAGCCAATTCAGAATATACGTCATTAACACGCTTTGCAGAAGTTTCATTTAACTCCATGTTAAAACCACGAAGGGCTGCGGTCATCATGTCTGTTGTTTCGGCATATTCTAATCCTGCAATACGAGCCATTTTCATGGTCTCTGCACCAATTTCAAATGCAGCCTGCTGGTCAAGACCCTGTTGGAAATACAGAGTCATTGTTTCATAAGCACCTTGTGTAGTTGCTCCTAACTGATTAGCTAATTGAGTATATTGAGGAAGCATATTCCATAAATCACTAACTTTGTAATCAGTTACAACAGCGGTTTCTGTCATAGCTGCATCAAGTTCTTTTACAGATTGAATAGCATCATCTATCCCTCTCTTTAAAAGATTAATCATATTTCTTAAACTAAAGAAATATTGAGTTGATTGTTGTAAATCACCAAGCTGTTGACTCATTGATTGAGTAGTTCGAGCATATTCCTGAGCTTCTCCATTAAGTTGATTCAACGCGCTACGTTCTTGCTCAAAACTATTTGCTGCATTTTCTGCATATTGTCCAACTTTTTGCATCTGGTCTGCTCGAATAGAGTCTATACCGCTTTTAACTTCATCTATTGCAGTATCAGTTTTTGAAAATTCTCCTTCTGCTTTACGTAATTCACTTATTATTTTTTGTATAGCAGCAACCATACTGATACCATTCTCACCTTCAAAAGCCGCCTTCTTTTTATCACCAAGTTTTTGGGCAGCACTAGCAGCTTGCTCCAGTTGAGTAATGGTTTTACTAATATTACCTTTATCTAAATCAATTAAAGCTCCACCCATAAAGTTACCAGCTTTAGTATTACCAGCTGCCTTCTCTACGGCTTTCATAAGAGATTCAATATCTTTTGTGGCTTCCTTACCTTCAAATTTAAGTTGAATGCCCTTAGTATCAGCAGTAAGTTTATTCTTTTGTTCAACTAATTTAGCTAATTCTTTTTCAGCATTAATTAAGCCTTCATTTTTTACTTTAAAATCAATTGATTTTCCGGTTAACTCAGTAAAATGCTTAGAAATTCGGTTTAATTCGGCATCTAATTCTTTACTAGTTTTACTAAAAGCGGATACGTCACCTTTCGTTTCAAAACCTTTTGCAATTTGACTTCTATATCTAGCAAAAATTGTATCTAAATTAGAAAAACTTTTTTTAAAACTATTTTCTAAACCCTCAGGCATCTTTAGTTTAGAAAGACTATTTTTTAACTTATTAATACCCGCCTCGGCACCGTCTACTTTCATTAATAGATTCGCAACTATATCTATTTGCTGTGCCATTCCATCTACCTCCTTTTCCAATAAAAAATAGCGTTAACCAAAGTTAACGCCATTTTCTACATCCATTCAGAGTCCTTATCCAAATCGTCCTCTAAATAATAAATCTCCAACGCTTTCGACTGTTTCCTATCTCCCGTAGCTAGCGCCGTCGCACTAAACTTACCAACAATAGGTTGTGCATTACTCCCAAGCGTTAAATTAAAGTCTGACGTTATTTTCAACTTCGGTATATATATGATTGCGGTATGAGTTTCACCCGTAACGTCATCTTTAATTCGACTTCTTCCCTCAAGACTTACATATCCATCAAAGATGTCTTCGCCAATTAGACTAACGTCCGCGCCATTGTCATAACCATATTCATAATCAACAATAACATCTTTATAGACTAGAGGAGTTTGAATTTCTTTTTCACTTATCATTGATAAACCAGTTAATTTTTCTCCTGTTTCTTTGTTGTAAACGAAGATATATGAATTAATTGGTTTATGAGTTAACGTAATTATTCCTTCGCTATTTGCTTCCAATTCATCTCTTTGACTTATGCGTACAATTTGGTTATCGTCTATGTTTAGAAGCCGCGCATTGTGCATAAGTCCAAGTTGAGTTTTCGAAAATACTCCTTGTGTAAAAACTAAATCTACTCCTTCAGTCCTATTCCAAATTACTAACTTTCTATTCTGATACCCGCCCTGTGCAGATGCTTCACGATGGATGTCTTTGAAGTTTGCAATTTGAATTTTGTCAAATGCAGCTATTACTTCACC